ATGAATAATTTGCTGGACTCACTTAACAACGATTTAGAACGCGCTCTTGCCCTGCAAAATACTCTGTTAGATCGTGCGACGGGAAAAGGCGAGGATGATACAGCTTACTTACAACTACGTAATTACTTTCTTAATTACACAACCTTTGCAGATCATCTACCCCAGTTCGTTAGAACATGCCGCTCACTCAGCCAGTTTTGGCAACACATCAAAAAAATCGAGGGGTATGCTTCTAGACGAGAAGTCATTTGGGCTGAGTTCCAACCGCTACTCGACATGATCGAAGGTAAAAATGTCTCACCTTCAGACAATCACATTACAGAAGGGCTTAAAAGCTACGATGAAGCTGGTGTGAATGAGGCATGGGCTAAAGCCCTAGACAGACGAGCCGAGGATCCGGAAGGGGCTATTACAGCAGCAAGATCACTTATCGAGACCGTATGTAAGCATATTTTGGATGATAGAAATATTACATATGACAGAAATACTGATATGAGTGAATTATATAAACTCGTAACAAAAGAATTAAACTTGGCTCCCGAACAACATGTTGAACAAGTGTTCAAACAGATTCTTGGGGGATGTTCTGCAATAGTCAATAGCCTTGGAACACTGAGAAATAGACTGGGTGATGCTCACGGCACCGGTCGGAAACCGGCAAAACCAGCAGACAGACATGCTTTGCTCGCAGTTAACCTTGCGGGGAGCATGTCAGCTTTTTTGATACAAACTTGGCAAAGTCAATTATCAAACTAATCTCGCGGTGGTGCTTTTTTTCCAGTGATAATACTGGGCGTTCATTCTCTGTCGATAGCGCCTTTGGCAGTCACGCAAATGGCAAACCAAGTTCGAATAACCAGCTTATCTTGTTCGTAAGCTCATATCCCTGCAATTTGGCTGCACTGATAACGGCAGCCTCTAAAATTTCACGCTTTAGCATCCTTCATCTCAGTTAATCGCCAAGCTCAATACAGAAAACTGTTTTTCATTGGTCGCCAGCACCTTTTTCATGTGCTCACACCACACGGAAAAAATAGCCGCATCGGTACCAGGCCATTTGAACAGATAAGCGATAAGTACATCATCCGTCAGCTTGTCCTGCTGATCCCAGTCAACAATGAACTGTCGGAAAAGCCCATAAGCCTTATCTGGATCTGTGTTCTTCCAGAACTCTACCGCCACTTCAAACTTCGGAACCGTAAACGTGACCAGCACCGGAAACGACTCATCTTCTGTATGGATCATCACCTCGCGTACGAAGGTTTCACCCTCCGGCCACATCAGAGGCTGCTCTTTCACATCTTATCCTCCACGTAAATACCAGCTGAAATGATGGCGCCACCAATGCGGCGCTTACCGTAAGCCAGCGGTACCGGGTAGCCCTGCGATGCTGTATTAGTCACTCCGCCGAATGCATAAGAGGCGCGATTGTCAGAATCCTGCTTACTGGAGATACCCGCAGGCTGTGGTGACAACATCTGAATAACTCCACCAGCCATAAGAGCCCCACCAGCCTGCATCATGTACGGGCCCCATGCACTGCCACCCCACGCCTGACCGACTGTTGCCCCCAGAGCGCCTACGACGACCAGAACGGCACCTAAAATTGTCTGTAGCATTCCGGCACGCTTACTGCCGATGATGACCGGCACAACCCGAATGACATTTGCATTTAGAGGAAAATCCAGGTCATCCTCAGAGATGTTCCTGTTACCCACAAAGACGGCGAACGTCTGCCCGCGGGCTCTACCGGTATTCATATATTTTTCAAACCCCGGCACAGTAGCAGACAGGGCACGGAACACCTCCCGGGGCGTACGGATAAGGCGCTGGTGATCACGACCAAAAAACTTAGCGAGAGAACCACTCAGTTTAATCGTCGCCATGAATTCTTCGTGTTGCATGTCGTTTCCTCTAAAATTTCTCACTGATAGCCACCGCTGGCCAGCCTTCTTCGCTGTCTGAACTCTCTACCTTTCTGGCCATCTCGTCGCGGAGATCGTCAATAATCACCTGAACGCGAGAAACCGCTGCTGGTGTCAGCGCACAGTCCCTTTCCAGAATATCCGGCAGGGTTTCCAGTACCATAACGACCGCTTTTGCCAGCGTCGCATATTCCCGCGCCACCTCATCAATGGGGAGCAGTTGCCTTTCGGCTTCCTCAAACTTGAGGCGCTCATTTTCCGACTGGTACCAGGCTTTCCTGTCATGCGGCGACATTTCACCGTTTTCCTTCATCGATGGCGTCAGCAGCTCCTGCAGCGCCGGACCCAGCTCGTACAGTTTCAGGTTTTCCCCGTTCCCGCCGACCAGCTCCAGTTCACGCAACCGCCGCGCCACCAGGTTACGATTCATGTCCACCAGCTCCGCCAGCTGGGAGACGTTAACCCGCGTCCTGCTCAGCTCCATTCTTCACCTCTGCTGCACGGTCACTTTTGCAGCAAAAGCAACCGGTATCGTTATAAATCAATGCATTAACACGCTGCTGCTGCACGCATAAAATACGAAAAACGAGCCGTTTCCCGCGAGTCCGCCGCCCCGTGGCAGGGTCCCCCGCCGGGAGTACCTTTTGAAAAAGGACGGCCGCAGCCGCCCGGACCAGCATCAGGCCGCACCGCTCGACTTCACCATGCCGCGATAGTCCAGCGCAGCCACGCCAGCATCGATGCGCACCTTCCATGCGATACCGTCCACCGTAAAGCCCTCCTGCTGCTCGAGATAAGGCACGTCCATTCCGTCCAGATACGCCACCTCGATGGTGTCTGTCCCTTTCGCTGCGGTTACGTACCATTCCTTGTTGTTGGCCTTGTCCAGACGTGGCTCAACCACCACCTGCGCCATATCCTTCACCACGTTGATAATGCCGGGGTTCTGGTTCAGCGTGCCGCCCTGGTCTACAGGGAACAGGGAAGATGAGGACAGCACCGCGCGATTCGCCAGCCCTTCCAGCGCCGCCGGAACGAGAATGTAGGCAGGAATGACGTTGATAGGGTCGCCGTTCGCATCCTGCTGCAGGCGCATGGCCTTACGGGCCTCATTGAGTCCGTCTGTGTCCATTCCTTTAGCGATGAGGTTTTTATGGTCGGCGTGGAACAGCGCTTTGCCGTCGGTAAACTTGCTGTTTGCCGTCAGGTTCAGGTAGACCAGATTCCCTACGGTACGCGCGGCAGCGCGCCCCATTGCCTGCGGGATGGTTGTCAGCTGGCTCAGGTCATCATTGATAATGGCCTGACGGGTGATAGAGAAGATATTGCCGTACGTCGCTAAGGCGATGGGTACGCCGCTGTCACTGGTTGTGACGTACTTATACTCAGCCCCCTCCGGCACCTTCTCCAGCTCAGAGAAGCCATTCAGCCCGACGCGCTTTGCCTCGTGGAAGTTGGAAAGGGATCCGCTTTTCGTCCACTGCTGGAACGTCTCCCCGCTGTTCTGCCAGCCAGTGAGCACAGACTTTTCAGCACCACCAGCCAGGATATGAGAAAAATCGCTGCTGCTGTGGGTGAACGCCAGATTCACAATCTGCGAACGATTACCAAAACCGACCACGCTGATACCGCGATCCACCAGCGAAGCCTGCGCCATTTCAAACAGGCTCATCATGGTGTAGGGGTTACCACTTTCGGCACGCTCATGGCCCAGACGGGCATAAAGCCCCTGGCGGATAGCGTCGCCGGTGATATTGCCGTTACCTGAGTAGATGTGCGCGGTGGGGGTTTTATTCGATGGCGTAGAGCCCTTGCCCAGCGCCGTCAGCAGCATGTCTTTCGCTTTTTCAGGCGTGCAGTCCACATCCTCCAGGCACTGCATTTTAAGCGAGTCATGCTTGCCGCCGAACATGGCAAACAGATCCTTGATCCCGTTGATGCGGTTTTGCTCCGGAGCAGCGCTGCTGGTGGAGCCTTTCGGGCTGGTGATCATCCCTTTAATTTCTTTTGGCATATGCTCAAAATCCTCAATTCGTTTCGATTCAATACGGGCCATCGCACTGACAGCCGGTAACAGCTCATCGGCAAAACCCTGTGCCACACATTCGCGCCCGTCCATCCAAGTCTCATCCTCCAGCATGGCCGCCAGCGATTCGGCTGATTTACCCGTTTTGCGGGCATAGGCCGGGATAAGTACGCTTTCCACCTTATCCAGCAGCTCGGCGTAGTCGCGCATGTCGTTGGCGTTACCGCCTGAAATGCCCCACGGCTTGTGAATCATCATGAGCGCGTTTTCTGGCATAACGATGCGGTCGCCGGCCATCGCAATGACTGACGCCATAGAGGCGGCCAGACCGTCGATCTGCACCGTTACTTTTGCCGAGTGTTTGTTCAGAAGGTTGTAGATAGCGATGCCGTCGAAAACATCGCCACCGGGTGAATGAATGTGCAGGCTGATATGGGAGATATCGCCCAGGGCTTCCAGGTCTTCGGAGAACTGCTGCGCCGTAATACCCCAGCCGCCGATCTCTTCGTAGATGCAGATATTCGCACCGGTGCCATCGCTGGCCGCCTTGATGGTGTACCAGCCTTTCATAACCATGCCCCCAGCGTGTGGTGATGCCAGTAGTTCACGCTGCTGCGCACAATCTGGCCCTTCGTGGGGACAGGCATTTCCGGGTGATTCTTACGGATGAATGCCTGGTACTCTTCGATCTTCTTCATGGTTTCAGCATCGATATGAACCGTACCGCCCTTATCGTGCTGCTTACTGTTTCGTTCTGCCACCTTCTTACCCTTATCGTGATTGATGGTACAAGCACAATGATTGATCACTAAAAGTGGTAAGTAAAATTATTTTTATCAGAAAAACAGATTAAACAGAGTTGAACACAAAAAAGCCGGGAATAACCCGGCACCTGGCATATCTTACCTTTACCCACTTGCTACCCACTTTCATCACTACCCACTTGCTACCCACCAGCATTTTAAGAAACACCCCGCCAGACCAGTAATGACGGGGGTTACAGGAATATTACCCACTTTCTCTGTGTATACATGGGCTAAGTGGGTAAAATGAGAGTCTCATCCCCACCTAACCCACATACTACCCACTTAACTACCCACTTAACTACCCACTTCACGCAGCGACTGAGGGGTTAGTATCTCTCCGGACTGAATGATCAGCCCATCATCCACCAGTTTTTGTACCCACCGGGCGAAATGTCTGGTGTCCATGCCTGTGGCTTTCAGGTCATCACGAATAACTGACCTTGTACATGGTTCCCCCTGCGACGTGCGGCTGCGTATAGCCTGCCACAGAGCCATATGGTTACCTGACAATTTGGACACACCAGCAAGGTCTGGCTCAATTTCCCTCGCTTCCCGCGCTTCGTCCCTGACCACCAGCGAATGAACTGTATCCCCGTCATTATCGGTGAATAGTTCTGCTGTGCGCAGGTCATAGGCTTTCCGTTCCAGCTCTTCGGCATCCTTCATCTTTGTGCATGACAGGATCAACGCCTTACCCTCCCCCTCTCGCTTCACATTAAACTCAGCATCGAGGGCAGCCCGGAAGGAACTTGAACCACGCGCCCCTTTCGCTTCATCCTTACCTGAGTGGTGGACCACCAGCACAGTGGCACCAGTGGCCTGCTTGATGGTGTCGCATCCTTCGATAAATGCCCCCATATCGCGAGCGTCGTTTTCGTCATTGCCGCCGAAGCAACGCGCCAGCGTATCGATCACCACTAACCGAACAGGGAAACCACATTCAGCCTCAATCTGACGGGCAGCCAGCAGCACTTCGTTCACCTCCTGGCGCCGGACAGGGAACACAGGGCGATTGACCAGAAAAAGATTATCGGCGGTGCGCTTATGCACCAGTTCCCACGCTTTAATGCGCCGGGGTACGCCCACACCGCCCTCGCCAACAATGTACAGTACTGCGCCCTGTGTGACCTTCCGATCAGACCACGGCACACCAGCAGCGATATGACACGCCCACGATACCGCCAGAAAGCTTTTGTATGAGCCGCTGGGGCCGTATATCGAACAAAGGGACTGTGACGGCAGGACGTGTTTAATCATGTAGTCCTGCTGAATGTCGTACCCCTCTGAACCACGGGAAAGCGGGAGGCGGGTTTTCTTCGTCTGCCTGGGTTCTTCGGTAAACAGACGCTGTATGCGGTCAATATCCCGCAGCCAGTCATTAAGCTCTTCTTCCCCGATCAGCTCCGACACCACCAACCTGCGGGCGATAATTTCCCGATCGTGGTCAGTATCCAGATACCCGGCATCACATAGGGCCTCGTAGGTCATAGATTGCAGTTGACCTAACCGGGAAGCCAGGGCGCCGTAGCGTGTCGTCGGCTCCTTGTGCTGGTGGATGGCCTCAGACACCTCACCGGCTTTCATCGGCTTACCATGCGCCCAGCGATAAACACAGGTAAACAGTGCATCGGATAACGTTTCAACTGCCATCACTGCATCTGTCATTTAGGGATCCCTCCGCTCATCTGAAATTTACCTATCAGCGGGTGATACCAGTATGCCGATCCGTATTTACGTTTTGCACTACGCAGCACCAGCCGCGCCGCCTCCCTGAATTTTTCGTCAGGAGCCACGAACCCTCCTGATTTTAGCCGTACCAGCATTACCCCCGTATTTTTCGCCAGTTCTTCGGCCTTCTTAGTGGAAATACCGAACTGCGCCGCCAGCGTAGTTACCGGGGTCATACCGGGCGGAATCTCTCCTCCCTGGCTGTCGGTGAGGGATTTGATCTGCAGCTCAAGGGTGAGCACTTTCTCCACCAGCAGATCAACGCGCTTTTCCAGCTCGTTAAATTTCACGTTGCTGATCATTTGACTCCCTCCAGCCTCTGCTTAAGCACATAATTGGCGGTATTACAGCTTTGCTCCATCGCCTGGGCCATTCTCGGCAGATGGCGAAGCGTATTCCCAAGGAGGACCAGATCACGTCTGGCATCTTCATTGGCGTAACCTTCTGACATGGTGGCATCAAGAGTAAGGTTCCCAATCAGGGTAAGCGCACTGGTAATGGAACAAACTGCGTCACCACAGAGGTCACGGCATTCAATAAGATCAGTCTCTGAGTAACCCGCAAAATCCGGAGAACTCATCACAAGCTGGTGGTAGATATCACGCATCCTGCTCCTCCCGATAACCAGAAGCCACGACACAAGAATCTATGCGACGTTTCTGTGAATCATCTTCAAAGCCGCAGCCTACTCTTTCAGCCTCGTACCCAATGTTTTCACAAGCGTTTTGAGCTAGATAAGCAACACAATTCAATGCTTCTGCTACAGTTTCGCTACCGACCTGTCCTCGCGGTGTTTCAAGCCAACTGAGTAAAAGCGTGGTTATCGCTGATATCTGGTTAAATGCCGTCTGTGACAGGCTATCCATATCGGTTACCGCAGCATGCAACTTATCCAGATCGGTTGTTGGTTTGTTATCCATGACGCACCTCCGTTGGCACGGCTTCCATACTGTAAGGATCGCTACCCAAGATGCTCCACAGGGTGCGGTTTTCAGGATCCATAAACGACACTAAGAGCGGGCTTTCGGTTCGGATTTTGGCGGCAAAGGTTAAGTCCCAGCCGCAGAACGTTGCACGGGCAGTATCTTCAGTGTCTGCAACTGTGCGCAGAACTACCGGGAGACAGGAATGACCTCGCGGCGTGCCAAGGAATAGCCATGTAAATTTAGGGTGAGTTTGGGTATGCTGTGTTCCAGCCATAGTCGTTACCTCAACTAACGGTTTGGTCAGAGGCCCGGATAGTGTTCCAGCACATCCGGGCTTCGCTGTTTTTAACGCTTGCTTCAAAAGCAGATGGTATATACCATCAATGTTCACTCTACACGACCGGTATATACCAATGCAAGAGAAAAAGCCTAAACGCGAATTTGACCGTTCGAGCAGCACAGCCAAAAACATACGCTTTGAAGATGAATTATTAGAGCAAATCAACAATGCAGCTGGTCCGGGACAGTTCAGTTCATGGGTTAAAGAAGCCTGTAAGGAAAAGCTTCGCAAATTAGGAATTGAGCCAAAAGGCTGATTTTGACCACCAGCAGCAAGGTTGATATTCTGATCGCGCTTCATTAAGACGTTGTGACTCTGGCGGCCCGGCATGGCCGCTTTTGTTTTATCTAACATAGCCCACCTCACGCTGTCTGAGTACGACGATTAGCCGCCAGATAGGTATCCAGATCGGACTTCATATAAATGACCTTTCGCCCGACTTTATGGTGAGGTATCGCTACCTTTCCGGTATGAGCCCAATTGGCTAATGTTTGAGAATTAACGCCAAGATAAGCAGCAGCCTCCGCTCGGGTGAGGCGTTCTAATGTGAAAGGAAAATTGGCTAGCTTCATATTTATCACCGTGTATTTTTGATTAACAACGGTGATAAATATCTATGATGGAGTAATGTGTTTTCAGTCCTATAACTGGCTACTGGTTCTCTATTACCGGATACGATGACACACTAACCAGTAGCAATCCCCCTGTAACTGGCTATTGGGGGAAAACTAATTCAAATGTTGTGTACTTCGCTGGTTTAGGAGGCCTTAAACCTGATAATCCGATCCAGTTATCCAAAGCATTTCTACTGACCTTACGATAATAATATACAGCTAATGCATCAAGAAGCGCGGTTTTCGGAGCACAAGGATACCTCTCCCAAGTTAGCCGAATCACTTCAATCACCTCAGAGAAATATGGGTTACGTGGCTTTTTTGCCTTTTCGCGTTGAGAATCTGATATCGCCTTTTTTGCTATCTCATTAAATTCCCTGATAGATATTTCATCGCTAAAAACTCCCTCCATTAGCAATTTCACACCCACTCTAGCGAGACTATTTGCATTATTTTTCATGCCCATAAAATGTAATGCAAGTGCCGCATTTAAAACTGTCACCCCTTCACCTGACAATGGAACGTCTGTTAAGAATGGCGTTTGTTTTTCATCCATATACAGCATTGTTTTAATTGACTGCTCATCAATTCTTTCCTCGCCGCCCTCAACGCCAATAAAATAGAGCAACTCGTCAATAGGGTTATCAGAGCATTCGAAATAGCTAATTATATTATTAACCATATTACGAGCATGACTTGTAGAGACATCATAATTTAAGCCATCTCGTAGCATAGATATCGCCATTGAATCTGTACCATCAACAAACAGATCATTTATAAATGTAGCAACAATTGTAGCCCTAATACTCATTTCACTGTGTGTCATAGCTGGTAACCTTTTTTATCATTTGAAATTGTGAAGATTAATTTTCTTTTTTCTTCTTCACTCAGGCTCTCCAAAGCAGACATTAATTGGGTATTAATATCTTTTTTAGTTTCAACCATACCGCCATGCTCCAGTATCGCCCGTTCAATGCGAGAAGCAGGCTCCATCAGTTCATCAGCACTGAAATGGAGATAACCCTGGGTAACATCAGCGCTTCTCATTGTGCGGTGGTTCAGCAGCCGCTTCAGGATGTAGTTACCAACACCCACCAGCTCAGCGACCGTCCCGAACGTCCGGCGGCCATCATGCCACTTGAAAGGAATTGGCTTCACCATATCCGGGTTAGGATCGGGAACGGTGGCCGCACTGATACGGTCGATAACATGCCGGTACTCTTTGATCTCACCGTTAATGCCGGGAAACACATAAAGCTCCTCTCCCGTCTTCATCTTCAGGCGCCGGCGGAAAAGATTTAACAGCGTTTCGGTGATAGGCAATTCCAACGGGTCGCCGTTCTTCGTGGTATCAATCCAGAAATACCGGGCGCCAATATTCACACGATCCCAAGTTAATCCCAGAATCTCTGACTTACGCAACCCGGTAAAAATATCCATTTCCACGGCATCACAAACAGCAGCGGCAATATCATCGCGCCCCTTCTCTGCTTTGTCGCGGACTGCTACCAACGCTTTAAACCATCTGGCCAGCTCGTTAGTACGAATGCGATCCGTTTTCCTGACGGTACCGTGCCACTGTCTTTTAGTGCTGAGAACCTGGGTAGGCGGGTCTGGTAGTAGAGTCTTCCCTTCATCATCCCGATAGTGATCATGAGCAAAGCGGTAAATTGCCCGCAGCACCCGAGCCCACAAGTCAGCCTGTGCTTTGCTGCCAGAACCGACACCAGCCCTTAAGGTAGATTTGTCTGGGCCAAACCATGCGGTACCATCTGTAACGGCCTTATGACGGTTTTCTACACGTTCGCGAGATATAGAGCCGATGGACTGTTTCATCCAGTCGCCGGAGAAGTTCTCTAGGGTCGAGCGGTACTGTTTTGCTGAGCTGCTGCTGAGCCGGTGAGCGCGGCTGCTAATGTAAGTTTCCAGCGCCTCATGGAGCGTCACCGCGGCTTTATCATTAATTCGCTTTACGGCATTCGGGTTTTTGCCTGTAGTGGCAACATCCCCCAGCAGCTCGAGCGCTTTTGCCCTGGCATTATCAATGGTCAGGTCGGGGAACCGACCAAGGGTGGCACGGATAAATTTGCCGTTTCGCTTGCGGGAGATACAGAAGCTTTTCACACCGCTGGTACCGATCCGGATGCGCAGACCATTAACGATGGTATCGCCGTATTCGACCTGCCCTTTTGATGCCGGTGGCAGACTTTCGAGTTTGGCTTTCGTAAATTTGAATATTTCCACAAACAC